ATGATCGGGACTTCAGCCTGTCCAAGATCAGCACCGAAGAGTATGTGCGCAGTGACAAGTTCGAGACTATCGGGGTATCAGTCAAGTTCGACAATGGCTCAACCCAATGGTATCCCCAGCCTGAGGTAGTGCCGTACTTGGCGTCCGTAGATTGGGCAGACAAGTTCATCATCGCGCAGAACACCGCATTTGATGGGGCCATACTGAAGTGGCGCTATGGAGTTAACCCTAAGGGCTGGCTGGATACGCTGGGTATGTCCCGGGCGTTGTACCCACATGCCAAGTCCCATAGCCTGAAGTCGCAAGCAGAACGGCATGGTATTGGTGTTAAGGGCACCGAGGTTATCAACGCGTTGGGCAAACGGTATGTGGACTTCAGCCCTATCGAACTAGAGCGATACGCAGAGTACTGCTGCAACGATACAGAGCTAACCTACGCCTTGTTCAACACCTACATGGGTATGGGGTTCCCGCGTATCGAGTTGCAGTTGATCGACCTCACACTGCGTATGTTCATCGACCCCGTACTGCGACTCGATAAGGCAGTACTGAAGTCCCACCTGAGTGAAGTCAAAGAGGTCAAGGCTAACTTGCTGGACACCGTGCGGGACATGATGCTGGCAGGGGGTGACCCGGACTTCACGCACCAAGTGTTTACCGAAGGTACAGACGGTATCAAGAAGTTGTTGATGAGCAACGACAAGTTTGCAGAGGTATTGCGTAGGTTTGGTGTGGAGCCTCCAACTAAGATTAGTTTGACCACGGGCAAGACGGCATATGCTTTTGCCAAGACAGATGAGGACTTCAAGGCGCTGGAGGAACACCCAAGCCTAGAGGTGCAGGGGCTCGTGGCCGCACGGCTGGGTAACAAGAGCACGTTGGAAGAGACACGCACTGAGCGGTTCATTGGCATGGCGGATCGTGGCGTGTTCCCTGTACCCTTGCGGTACTACGGGGCACATTCCGGCAGATGGAGCGGCCAAGACTTCGTTAACCTCCAGAACCTGCCGTCACGCGGGGCTAACGCAGGGAAGATCAAGAAGGCGATCATTGCACCCCCGGGGCACGTAGTCATTGACTGCGACTCCTCGCAGATCGAAGCCCGCACGCTGGCGTGGCTGGCAGGACAGGATGACTTGATACAAGCCTTCGAGAACAAAGAGGATGTGTACAAGATCATGGCGAGCCGTATATACAACGTGCCGGTAGCGGAGATTACCCCGGGCCAACGCCAAGTAGGTAAGGTTGTGATTCTGGGCGCAGGCTACGGAGTTGGTCACGTTAAGTTGCAGGCGTTCCTTAAGCAACAGGCCAAGGTAGAGGTCACCTTGGAAGAAGCCAAGCGCATCATCGACGCATACCGGGCGACGTACTTCCGTATCCCTATGCTGTGGAAGTCTGCAGGTAACGCGCTCAAGGCGTTGGCTCTGGGGCAGGCTATGCAGATCGACATACCGGGTATCGTCAAGGTTGTTCCCAACAAAGGGCTCACGCTCCCCAATGGGTTATTCATCCAGTACCCAGACCTCAAGCGGGTGATTACGAAGTCCCTACAGGGCGAAGAGAAGCAGCAGTGGTCGTACCAGTCCAAGGGACTCCCTGTGTACGTATACGGCGGTAAGGTTGTGGAGAATTTCTGTCAGGCGGTAGCCCGCTGTGTTGTGGCTGAGCAAATGCTGCGTATCGCCAAGCGGTACAAGGTGGTTTTGACCGTGCATGATGCCGTGGCCGTGGTAGTCAAGCAAGAGGAAGCCGCGGAGGCTAAGGCGTACGTCGAGGCGTGCATGTCATGGCGTCCTAAGTGGGCTCCGGGATTACCCTTAGCTTGCGAGTCTGGTATGGGAGCTTCGTATGGAGACTGTTAAAATACAGTCCCAATCAACTGAATAAAGAACACTCATGGCACTCGCATTTTCCTATAGCGCGATCAAGGATTTCCAAAATTGCGCCCGCAAGTACCATGTGGTTCGTATTCTGAAGCAATACAAACAAGGCGACACCACAGCTACCCTTTACGGGACGGCGGTGCATACTGCATTTGAAAATTATGTCAAAGACGGCACCCCACTACCAGAAGCTTTTCAACACTACCTGCCTTTCGTGGAACCTCTCACCAAAATCCCCGGAGAGATCAAATGCGAACTCAAACTCGGGATTCGTAAAGACTTCACGCCATGCGAATTTTTTGCCCCGGATGTATGGTTCCGCGGGTTGCCCGACTATCTCGCACTTAACCACGACAAAGGCATTGCGCGAGTCGTAGATTACAAGACTGGCAAGTCCAGTCGCTATGCAGATACAGATCAGTTAGAGCTTATGGCCGCTATGGTCATGGCACACTACCCAAAGATCAACACCGTTAAGGGTGTCCTTCTATTCGTGGTTGCCAAGGATGCAGTCAAAGCAGAGTACACACGCGCTCAGCTACCTGAAATTTTCTCCAAGTGGGCAGGCCATGCAAGTATGATTGAGGCTGCATTAGAAGCAGGGGTATGGAACGCTCGCCCCTCGGGGCTTTGTAAGTTTTGCCCTTTATCGGAGGACGCATGCGAACACAAATAGGAACTTATGGCTACCAAACCACGCAATTTCAAACTTGAATACGAGCGCTATCAGGGCACGCCTAAGCAGCTTAAGGCTCAAGCAGAGCGGCATAGGGCTCGCCGTATATACGAAAAGGCGCATGGCACCCTGCCAGATAACGTAGACGTAGACCATAAGAAGGCTATGTCCAAAGGGGGCGCTACGAGCCTAAGTAACCTTAGAGCCGTACCCGCAAAGAACAACCGAAGCTTCTCCCGCACCAAGACCGGGACGCTGAAGTCGCAAACAAGCAAGCGGGAAGCCGCTAAGTAGAGTAGTATCCCGGAGACGCTTGTCATTTGGCGTCTCTCCTGAGTGTTGGTTTTTGCACGGTAGTTCACCCTACCGTGCTTTTTTCGTCCGTGAAAGGATTTTCCCGTGCAAATAATAGATAACCGGGCACTGCAATTCGTGACCCGCAAGGCAGACCAGATCACTGCATTGATTCCGAAAAGCAAGGTGCTCGCCCGCAACGGCGACCAAGCCAAAATCCTCGTTAACTGGGGCCATGTAGAGGCGAAGCTTCTGCGCAACCTGCAGATCAAAAACGTACCGCATCCCATAACGGGCAGATACAAGTGGCCCGGGGTGTACACACCCTTCGACCATCAACGTACTACCGCAGCATTCCTCGCTACCCACCCACGGTGCCTTGTGCTCTCTGAGGCGGGGACGGGCAAGACCAGTGCAGCGGCATGGGCTGCGGACTACCTCATGCTGCAAGGCGAGATCAAGCGGGTGCTTATCGTCTGTCCCGTGTCTATCATGGACACCGCATGGCGGGCTGACTTGTTCCGTACGCTTATGCACAGAACCGTGGCAATTGCTACGGGTAGTAAAGCCAAGCGTCAGCAACTGATTAGCGGAGACTACGAGTTTGTCATCATCAACTTTGATGGGGTGAAGGTAGTGCGTGAAGAGCTTGCAGCAGGTGGATTCGATCTTGTCATCGTAGATGAAGCAACTGCAGTGAAGACGACTACTACAGACCGTTGGAAGGCTTTGTACAGTCTAATCAAGCCCACGACCCGGCTCTGGCTTATGACCGGCACCCCTGCCTCGCAGTCGCCTACGGATGCCTATGGGTTGGCTAAGCTAGTCAACCCCAGCGCAGTGCCAAAGTTCTTTGGGGCGTTCCGCGACTTGGTTATGTACAAGATCACCAACTTCAAATGGGCTCCTAAAGTTACTGCACAGGATACGGTATTCAAAGTCCTGCAGCCCGCGATACGCTTCACCAAGGCTGAGTGCTTAGACCTCCCTGACTTGTTGTACACCACTCGGGATATACCATTAACCGTACAGCAAATGAAATACTACGAGGAGGTTCGCAAGTCTATGGTGGCTGTGGCTGCAGGTGCGGAGATTACCGCGGTCAATGCAGCGGGGCTGTTGAATAAATTATTGCAGATTAGCTCCGGATGTGTTTACGCCACCGATAGGGAAGTCATTGAGTTTGATGTGAGCAACCGGGTGAATGAGCTACTGGAGGTGATCGAACAAACCGACCACAAGGTCATTGTGTTCGTGCCGTTTCGCCATGCGCTAGAGATGCTGGAGCAAGCCCTTGCCAAGGCTGGGATAACCACAGGAGTTATTCATGGGGGGGTACCCGCAAACCAGAGATCAGTAGTCGTGAAAAGTTTTCAAACCGAAACCGCGCCTCGCGTTATACTGGCTCAGCCTGCGGCTGCTGGACATGGATTAACGTTAACGAAAGCCGATACGGTAGTGTGGTGGAGTCCCGTTCCGTCTGCTGAGTTGTACCTGCAGGGTAACGCCCGGGCGCACAGGGCGGGGCAAGTTAACAAGGTAACGGTAGTTCGCCTGCAGGGCAGTCCCGTGGAGCGTCGGGTGTACGCTATGTTAGACGGTAAGGTTGACTCGCATCAATTATTGGTAGATTTATACAAGCAGGAGGTAGGTGATGCCACGAACGCACGGGCTACGTAGAACCCCAGAATACACAACTTGGGCGGGTATGAAAGGGCGATGTTTAAACCCAAACAACCCTAAATATCCTAGGTACGGCGGGCGCGGGATTCAGATTTGCCCTTCTTGGGTTACCAATTTTGAAGTGTTCTACGCAGATATGGGACCAAAACCAAGCCCGCAACACTCCCTAGATCGAATAGACAACGACGGGCAGTATTGTGCGTCCAATTGTCGATGGGCAAAACCAAGCACGCAAAGTAACAACCGAAGCACAACCCGCTTGTTTACGTACAACGGTATTCAGACTACGTTGCGGTCCTTGGCCGCAGTCCATAAGGTCCCTTATAAACGGCTTAAGCATCGTCTTGAGCATGGGTGGGCTATCGCCCAAGCAATAGAGACCCCTATTGGGGCGGATGAAAAGCACATTACGTTTCGAGGGCGAACCCAATCACTATCTGCATGGGGGCGCGAAGTTGGGCTTTCTGGGGCCTGCGTATCTGAGCGCCTTCGTGCAGGGTGGGGTATTGAGCGAACGCTTACGACACAGGCCAAAGTACATACAAACAAGAGATAGCTTGACACTCAGACTAGACTATGTATAATAAAGACTCCCAACCAAGGAAACAAAATGACCGACGAAACTAAGTACGATGCCGATAAGTTAGTGCGTGTGTATATCAAAATGCGTGATGCCAAGACTGCTATGGTCGCGGAGCATGAGGCGCGTTTAGCGGGCCTAGAGACCCAGATGGACGCTATAGAAGCGGAGCTGCTTACCATCTGCAAGACTACCGGCCAAGATGGCGGCAAGACTGCCCACGGCTCTTTTACCCGCACGGTGAAGACCCGCTACTGGACTAGCGACTGGAGTGCTATGCACGCCTTCATTCGTGCCCACGATGCCGTAGACCTCTTGGAGCGCCGCGTAGCGCAAACTAACATGAAGCAGTTCCTGCAAGATAACCCCGGCTTGATGCCTGAAGGGCTCAACGTTGATGCCAAATATTCTGTTACCGTAAGGAGAGCAACCAAATAAATCTACCCGTGCATCCCTGTGTTACCCGTGTCAATCCAACTCAACTAATATTAGTTACATATCATGTCTGAACTCACATTATTCAAATCCGGCGCTTCCCTTCCTGACTACCTTCGCGCTGACCCCGATGAATTCACCAAGCGCCTTGCTGGGGGCTCAACAGGCAAGACCATCTCCATCAAAGGCGGTGTGTGGCGCATGATTGTCGGCGGCGAAGAGATTGCCAAGAACGAAGACCGCGCCATGAATCTGGTAGTGGTCAACGCAGCCCCCGCTGTAGCCCGTACGTACTACGAAGGTGTTTATGAAGAAGGCGCAGTTACCAGCCCTACCTGTTTCTCTGCTGACGGCAAAATGCCGGACGCCGCGGTTAAGGCCCCGCAAGGTTCTTCCTGCGCTGCCTGCAAACAGAACATCGCAGGTTCTGGGCAAGGCGAATCTCGTGCGTGCCGCTTTAGCCAGCGTTTTGCAGTGGCCCTTGAGGGTGACTTGAGCGGTAACGTCTATCGCTTGCAACTCCCCGCCAAGTCTTTGTTTGGCCGCGCTGAAGGCGACAAGATGCCTCTGCAAGCATACGCTAAGTTTCTGTCCGGCCACGGTGTTCCTATGTCGGGCGTGGTTACGGAAGCCCGGTTCGATACATCTGAAGCAGTTCCGGTCCTGAAGTTTCGCGCTATCCGTCCGTTGACGCGGGAAGAACTCACAGTTGCACGCGCTCAAGGCGGCTCCGAGGATGCGGCACAGGCTATCGAGAGCAAGATGGTTATCAAGGAGACCCCGGCACTGGCCGCACTCCCCGCAGCTTTCAACAAGCCCGCTGAAGCACCCGCAGCAGAGCCTGCCGCCCCTAAGAAGGTTTCCAAGAAGCCGGAAGTAGTTGCGACTCCTGCCAAGGATGTGAGCGCTATGTTGGACGAGTGGGGCTCTGACGATGAGTGATGCCCGGGGTTATTCGTATTCGCTTGTGAAAGCGATCCAAGCGGCTGACCCCGCCCTCTTGGGGGTTCAGCTTGCCGACTACTGCCTGCATCATGAGATTCCTGTTGCCGCAGTGGCACGTACCCTAGGGGTAACTAGGCAGACTGTGTACTCGTGGTTCACAGGAACCTTTCGGCCCCGGGGAGAGTTCATTGAGAAAATAAATAGTTTTATGACGGGTCCGCCTAAAGCACAGGCATAATCCCGTCCCGGGGCTAGGAGAAGCTGATCCCTTCTCGACAAAGCGGAACACGGGCCGCTGCCCCACCTTTTACCCAATTTATCCCGACCGTGAGGATGTGTGAATATTTCCTTCTATCATGCTGTATTGCCTCCTGAAGGCTTGTACTGTGCTTTAAGCATCAAAAACGGGACCGTAGTCCCTAGTTTCCACCCAACCATCCAAGACCTCGTTGACCGGGGCAATGTGTTACACGCACAGGACACCAACGTATTCTTTGCTCTGGCTGCATACACCGATGCCGCAGAGGGCCGCAAGGCAGCAAACGCGAAGGCACTACGCTGCCTTTTTGTAGATATAGATTGTGGCGAGGGTAAGCCCTACGAAGATCAGGCTGAAGGCGCTGCCGCACTTCGGGCGTTCATCGCTACCACAGGGCTACCTACCCCCTATATAGTTAACTCAGGCCGGGGGTTGCATGTTTACTGGCCGTTCCATGAAGTCCTTACTACGGCTACGTGGAAACCCTTAGCCCGCGCTTTCAAACAACTTTGTGTAGAGCACAAGCTGGCGATTGACCTGAGCGTGACCGCGGACCCTGCCCGGGTCCTGCGCATGGTAGACACCGCTAACCACAAGGTTACCCCTGCAGTGCCAGTCTTGCTCATGGTAGAGGGAGTAGTCAGCGA